TGTTTCCACCGAAGATACATTATGACGAATTCGAAGAAGTAAATAAGTGGTCGATCACGCAGCAGATAGGGAGCCCTATAAATGATTCGATCAAGCTCCCAGGCGGTGAATACTCTTGGACTGTAAAACTGTTCTTTGGACCGATCTGGTTTTGCCAAGGAAAGATAAATAAGATTAAACTAGAACCGCATGGAATCGATCACAAAGTTCTGTACAGCGAAGATGTCATGAAGAACAACATACAGAGGCAGCACACAAAGACAAAGCCTGCTCACGGTTATCCTTATTATTGAAAGCCAATATTTCATATTCTGCGTAAAAAAATGTGATAAAAAAGGTTATATATTAGTACAATGCAGGAGATCACCGACGAAAACAAGCCACAACTCATCACAGCATTCGTGCAGAAAATGTCAAAAATCACCGAGGACGAGCTCAATAACATCGGAAGACAGTACAAAGGGCTTGGACCTAATCGCAGACAACAGTTCAAGAATGCGCTTGCAGTGGAACTTGAAAAACAACAACCTACTCCTCCCACGCCAACTCCTCCCACGCCCTCTACAGACACGCGCATTCCAAATAACGTGGTGGATCCACTCAACACGCTGGGTTTCACTGAGGAGCAAGCAGACACCATTTTGTCTCTGATATCTCTTCCGGAAAATTCAAATCTTGAATGGTGGAAGAATTACAATTATGCCTCGCAACTGAAAGACGGTCGTGGGTGGACAGTGACGCTGTACGGAGCATGCAGTGGTACTGGAGATCTATTGATGATTCTTGAAGAACTCCAAAAGATAAATCCAGACCACAAGCTCGTAAAGTATATAAAACCAATGAAAAAGACAAGGGGCGATGATGTTACGGGGTTGGAAAATCTTGGAAAGGATATCAATGGACTAGGTGATGATAAGGAATGGCGAGAAGCTGTGTGGAAAATTTATATCCAGTTGTACTGGTCCTTTGCTCGTGATTTTGCAGACAAGAAAGGATCTGCAGCAAATCGCCCTGGTCCTAAACTTACCTCGCCACTGACATGTGGTTTCATGGTGGATACCGCCTTGAATCACGGCCCTGACATTGAATCATTTGGACCCATCTTGAAGAAAATGCAAAATAAGAACGAATCAAATGAAGAGAAATGGTTTTTAGATTTCTGCGAAGCACGTCGTCAACTCTTGAAGGCCGGGTACCAAGACCTAGATACCTCAAAAACTGGCGACAGGTGCACACTTTGGGCTAATCTTTTTAAGACAGAGAATGTCAAACTGACGAGATCCATGAAACTCTACAAAGGGTACTGGACGGATTCAGAACCAGTTCTCAAATAAACAGCTAAAATTAAAATATTGTTTACTATAAATGTCAGCAGTACAGTGGAAGAGTTCTCCCAAGTCTGGGAAGCGGTCATCTTCTCCCAGTCCAAGATCCTCATCACCTCAACGTGATATTTATGTAAAATCAAGCCCACAGAGATCTTCTTCTCCCCAAAGATCACCATCTTCACAGAGATCTTCTGGCAGGTCCTCCAGAATGCGCAACACTGCACCTGGTGCAGGAAGTCATTTCTCATCGGGAACTTCTCGAGAACTTTCCCAACGCGAAGCAAAAGTGGAGCACAGACGTTTGCAGGCAGAGGCAAAATCTCACAAGCTGGGAATGCGGACACAGCAACAAGAACTCAGACACCAAAAAAGATCTCAGGGTCTGGAATATGCTAGCCAGTTCCGAGAGACGTACGGAGCAACACCAATTACTATGGCCGTTGGAGGTATTGGAGCGGCTGCTCTGATTGGATTTCTTGTGTTTGGAAGGTGATTTACATCGGTTTATTTTTGTTGATATACTATTATATCAACAAAAGTGTAAAAGAGAAAATATTGTTTATTTAATGTGTCTCCAGTCAAACAACATGGTAGGATTTCTCAACACAACACCCTTTACTTCTGCAGTGTTTGTGAGATCTGATCTGATGTACACAACATACTTGTCTACCATCGCAACGAGGTCGTACCCCTCATCATTCCAGAAAGCGTTTGTCGCTTTGAACCCTCCTGGATAGTCACAGTCTGGTCTTGTGGATGGGTTGATCGTTGCCACCACAACATACGGTTGGAACGACATTTTCTGGATGCTCGAGTCCAGACACAGGAGTGGAAATTCGTTTGGAATCCCATGTTGCTTTGCAATGTCATCCACGCTCTCATTGAACATATTGAAATGCACAATCAGGTTTCTGTATCCTTTTTCGAGGTCCTTGAGATCGTCTCCGACGCGAGCAATGTTTAGCACGACCATCTCGTGATCGCGCAGCAGTTTGTGCGAGTGGTTTATCTGGTTGCTCCCGACGTCTACAATCCGCTGGTTTCTTCGGAGGCATCCAATACGGCCAAGGATTTCTTCGACGATTGCATCTACAGGTGAGAATTCAGCATATAATTTGAACTTGTCAAATGGACCTTTTGAAAATCTGGAAAGAGCATTCTCGCCTACTGTCAGTTCATCTGGTAGTTGCATCTGCATTTATAACCTTTGAATATTTTGTTTGACAATTTTTTACATGATGACTATGGCTTTGGAAAGATGTCTGATGCTACAAGAAAAGGAAACATGCTCAAAAATTCTTGAACTTCTTCCTCGGTTGGTACAGGAATTTGTTCATAGTGTACATTTGAATACGAAGGAACATTTGCGACTGGCTCGGTCTTCACAAGCCCGTGAGACCAGTCAACCCTGAACACGTTAGTGTCAATCTCGGAAATGGAAAATTCCTTGAATGGAGTATACGTCTCGTGGAAGAGACGGTGCGAAATTGGAACATATGAGTTGGTGATCTTGTTGAAGAGCAGTTGTTTGACAGAATACTTTGATGCAAAATCAAAGGTAATTGTGTTCAGATTAATGACTGCAGACATCTCCCCGACGGATGCCTGGTTCCTGATCGTCTGTTTGACCTTGCGCTCCAGATGCCTGGTGAGAACATCTGCATCTTTTTGGAGTTGGGTGTTGACATCCAGAGCAACCTTGGTAGACTGAACAACTTCGTCAAAGAATGCCATTTCTTGATGAGATAGATATATATTTTAATTAAGTTAATTACACTACCCTGTAAATCTTGGCATGATCCTTGAAGAAACTCTTGAAGGTGCATCCTATATCACACAGTCTCTGTAGCAGAGACCGTTTTACAACAGGAACAGCTGTGGCCGTTTCAAGTAGCTCGCCTTTACTGAGAACGCGCATCCACCGGGGCTTCTTGGCCACGGGAGCTTTGAGGTTAGTCTCGTTTCCTAGAATCAAAAACATCGTCTGTTATTACACAAATATATATTTCTTTTATTTGTTATTCTTTTTGTTAACAGTATTCTTGTTTTTTATGATGCCATTGGTTCTCAATTTTTTTTCATAGTCCGTAAGCGCGGGTTTGAAATTCATTGGGTGGTAGACCTCCGGCTTAGCTTTTCTGACAGCGCCCATGGCCTCTTTTGCAGTCATTCCTTTTATTGTCATCAAATAGGCAGCACACACGGTTGCCGATCTATTCATGCCGGCTCTGCAATGAATGAGAACATTTCCCTTGTACCTGGTGACGTCGCGAATACCCGTGGACGCCAGAGCAAGATACTTACCCATCTTGCCGGCGTCGAACGCAGCATCATGCACCGGAACCCTCAACATTGGGATGTCAGAATACTTTGGAATGTCCTTCGAGCAGTTCACGACGAGCTTGATCTTGTTCTTCTTAAGAAAAGTACCGTCTGCTGCAGTTGCCTCCGAACCTACCCAGACATGATTTGTTATGCGTCTCGGTTTGTAGAATAATTGTCCCTGCCACTCGAGTAGATCCTTATTTTTTGCAGGATAAGTTGGCGGTGGCATCTTTACATATACTAATTTATTTTTATTACAATCATGTCATTTCAGCAAACTGGTTTGCGCCCGCTGGAATGAACATAGCAAAATTCTGCAAAATCGCCGAATGTACAGTTTTCTAGGATCGGCAATCCCTGTCCCTGAAACCAATCTACAAGAATGTGATAGGCCGTCGCTAATTCCTCCGACATATAATCCTGCCATATTTCGACATCGTCCTCATATATTGGATATTCGTCAATTTCTTCCTCTTCCTCGGGAATAACATCCTTTGCCTTCTGCTGTTCAATCTCCTTGTTCTGCTTCATCTTTACATTGTTTCATATTATATCTCGGCAAATTTGACGCAGTCATTGTCATTACTATCATCATATGACTCTACACCCACATATTCAAAGTCTGCCGCGTCATTTTCAAAATCCTTCATCTCGCCGGTCAACACTAGTTTTTCTCCCCTCTTCTCTACCGCACAATCCCATACACCAAAACGTGCCAACGAGATGTTTAGCATGTCTTTCATCATAAGCGCCGACCCCTTGTTGTCAAAGCGCACAACGGTGTTTGAGATTCCATTTTTCACGTGCGTCATGCTGAATTTTTCCCGGCCATTAGCCCGGAGAAAAAGACCATACGATTTAGAAGCACAAAACGCGTGAGTCATGTCGATGTCAGATTGGTTTTACAGCAAAACAGAAAACCAGACCTTTATATGTGTTTCAGCTGTGTGTCATTTGACCCTGGGCATCATCTGGTGCCACCCATTACACGTCCACCGCAAGTGATCGTTGAACCTCCGCCAGAAGGAGTGAGATCGCAACAATTTAGTTGGATCTGAAACGAATGGTTATTTGCCAAGGTCAATACATTTCCATTGGAATCTTTGAACTGTATATTGAGCTTATTAATGGTAGCGATGGGATTCTGTAGAGGAATCGTCACGAAACTCGATGTGAGCGAGTCCACGAAAAACACGTTTGCTGCTGCCAACGAGAGAGGGATCTTTGCCAGAGCGAAATTGACACCTCCTCCTGGGGCGGTGGAATCTATCATCGAGAGTCTATCTATGTCTAAAAATATGACTCTCTGTGGAGGTGTCATTTCTGGAATCTGTATGTTCAAGAGCTGCGCAGACCATATGTTGCGATACCGCTGAGGAAGATCTATCTGGTAACTTCCTGCATTTGGATATGCGGTTCCATTCCTGTTTGAGCTGTCCACTGTGATGACGTAATTTGTTATTTGAGGTGTCATTTACATATCATAATATAAATTTAGTGAAGTTTTTTTCATGGCATAAGCAAAAGATCACAGAAACTTAAGATTGTCCTCATCATCGGAAACAATCAGAGGCTCCTTGGGAGCGGGAGAGTCGGAAACATCCTCGTCACCATCCTCGGTCACAAAGGCAAAACCATCGAGGCGATTGGGCTTTGAGACCACAAGGATTTGGACAGCGCGGAATGTGACACCCCAGTTATTCCCGGAACCAATGAACCAGATGCTTGCCAGATCGGCAATCACCTTGACCTTAGAACCCTTGGGAACGTCGTCCACGCCAATGGGCTTCTTGTCAACATCAAAGATCTGAACATTGGGCTTGCCATCGATCATTGGAATCTTGAACTTCATGACAGGTGCGTACTTGCCAGAGGGGTCCACCTTGGTGAGCTTGCGATAAGTATCCTCGAGGAGCTCGCGAGACTTCTGCTTGCCAAACCAAGCGACCGAGTTCTCGGCGGCGGCATCCACCAGATGCCTATCGAGCTCGTTGATCTTGTTGAAAAGAATGGCGAGGTTCTCATTGGTGTCCATATCACGGAAGGAGAGGTCAGCTGAGTAGCTGGAGGGCTCCGCGTCCGGACGCTCGCGATAGCCAGACACACCAAAAGGTAGGTGCATCGTGGGGCTTTGAATAGTAAGGCGGGTCTTCACACCGTTGGCATCAGCCAGAGGCACATAGCGACCGCCGAGCTTGTTCTTCTCGACAGGGGCAAACTTGATAGAGCTGGGCTCAAAGGTCTTAGCAGTGAAGATCGGCATTTTTTCTGAGTTTTTGTTGGTTGTTTGAGAGCGAGTGATCGGTATTTCTTTGTTTGTTTTGTATGTCTGCTATGGTTATTGGCGGGTTGGTGAGAGATACAGTGTAGACCAAACACCTCTTTTTATGCTCTGGTGTGTCGATATACAGGTTCCTGGGACAAATGACACTTACATATCAACATGTGCATATCGACACTTTATTCAGAGTGTTTCTTTCCGCACAAAGGGCATGTTTTGTTGAATATAAGTTCATACAGGTTCACAAGCAATACGATGACCAGCACGAATCCCAGGGTCCCCGCAAGCATTGCTGGGAACACCCAATCTTTTGGTGGACCTCTGCTTCCGATGACATTCATGTTCTGTAACACTGGTCTGAGCGCATTTTCTATATCAATGCGATTCATTTATTTATAATATTAAATATTTTTATACATAAACATGTCAGTTGGCAGCTTTGTGCTATTTCTTTTCTTTACAGGCATCATATTGGTTGTAACTAATGAATTGACATACAACAGACCGAGAGAAATACAGTATCGCTATCTCCCTCGCGATCTAGACAGCTTCATCAGGACGGAACCATATCCCTCGGCGATCTTCGGAAGCATGTGGAATGTCTCAGATATCAGAAGAGGTGGCGATGGCGGGCCTAACCCCCCTGCGGCAAGACAGTCAAACTAAGCCAATCATCATACATCTTACGCGTAATCTGTTCATCCTTACCTGACATAAACTCATAAAAACCCTTGGTCACGTAAAATGCAACATCAGGTTTGCTCCGAATCCAATCCTTCATAAAATTACCTTTTGATTTGGTGTCACACACCTCCCGTAATGTATTGCTGGCAACAGATGCGGAGCCATATAATTTACCAAATGCGCATATTTGTTTTGATTGACCATTCTTGTCGCCATATGTAGGATTATCAATACCTTTTATACCAAACATACCATTCCTCTCGCCAGAAGTCAAATGCCCATTTCCAAACATAGGATTGTTCTCACCAATCATTCTCACAGACATATTGGCGAGCTCTTCATCCGTTTTCTTTCTACCAAAACTGGGACTCAACTTACCCTTTTTACCGAACATATAATTGTTCTCACCAGATGTCTTGGCAATTTGTTCGGGGGTCTTCTTAAATTTCTTGCCAAACCTATGGTGATTCACTCCCTTTATGCCATACATATAGTTCTTCTCACCAATTCGGCCAGCAGACAATAGCGCACGTGTCTCCGCCGACACACGATACCCCTTGCGACCACCAGTCGTCTTGTTGTATCCTTTCTTGTTGTCCGTCAGGTCAAAAAAAGCAATTAAGAATATCTCTACGGTATCCAAAAGATACAACGGACACTGCTGATATGCTATCACAACATTGTCAAAGTCATATTTTTTCAGCGCATTTGTATGATGGTCATTGTTTCCTTTGTTCTTTTTGTATTGTTTCATCCTGTTTGAAAAATTAATTGTCTGCCCAGCGTAGAGTTTGTCACTCGGGAACTTTTGTAGATACACATATCCAAACTCTTGGCGTGCGTATCTATATGACTCCAAGAACATAACATCATCAAGTACAAAGTTTGAGACTTCCATTTTGTATAAAAGTTTTTTTACATTGGTTATATCATTGATTGTCGATATGCGCGTTATATCGACAAAAGCAGTTTTGTGAAAATCACTGGTTATCATCAACATGGAAATCGTATATAGCGGCACACTGTCTGAACTCATTTACACCACTTCCCCAGTTCACGCCTGTGTCATAAAATCCTGGAGGGCACTGAACCTTCCCGTCTATCTGTATTCGGTTGGTGAAATTGGGGGCAAAACCAAGACGACATTGTTGCTGATCGTGGTACATGTCGCTATTCGACGAGTTTGTTCCCGTGTCTCCTCCTGCTCCGCAAATATCTCCCTGGGTCTTCGTATGGATTCTCTGCGTCCATCCCTTGACGCATTTCTGGTTCCAGTCATCGGAGAACTGGAACGCTGTCCCCATTGGACATCTCCAACGCCAGCTCCCATCCTTATTCTTCTTCCAGATGAAGGGAGTGTAATCGTTCACGAGGCATTTTCCTTCGCCGACGTCAACAGTACCATCTGGACAGAAAAATCCAAC